TAGGCCATATGTAATGCCAGCAGTGGACAAATGTAAGCAGCGGTTGGAAAAGGTCACTATCCCTGATGCAGTGCTAGTCAATGGGCCACCTTCAAAGTGAATGGTTTAGAGACAGCTATCTACTCCAAGCTGCACAGCAGTGCAGAGATTACTAGTCAGTTGGCATCTGACAAAGCGATCTATGCTTACAGCACTCCTGAGAATGCACCCTTGCCGGTGGTTGTGTTCTTCCAGCAAACAGGCACTCCCATATACACACTAGTGGAACGTGCTGTTGATAGCTGGTTGTATGCAATCAAGGCAATTACACAGGGTGACTCTATGAGTCCTGCGTCTGCACTGGACGATATGATTGATGAACTATTCACAGACCAACCTCTACAGGTGAACGGAAGCAATGCTCTGTCAGTACGTAGGGAGGCTGCTATTGCTCCGTACACAGAGTTTCAGTTTGGTGTCAGATACAATCATGCCGGTGGCAGCTACAGGATATGGATAGGAGACTAAATGCCACAGTATGAAGTGAAAGTTGGTATCAACTATCCACCTGAGAAACGTGCCGAACCGGGTGACATTGTTGATGACCTTCCAGAGAAGTCACTACCTTGGCTATTGGAGGAAGGAATTGTGACTGAGGTTGGTGAAACTTCTACTGAGGCATCAGAGGAAGGTGGTGAAACAGAGTAGATGCCGTTTGCACATGGTAAGAACGCAAAGTTGTATGTCAATGGATATGACATATCAGCCTGGTTGACAAAGGCAGGCACGGCAGAGAAAGCAGATGTTGCAGAAGCCTCTGTGTTAGGTACAACTGACAAGCAATACTTGAATGGTATGGCAGAGGGTTCAATTACAGGTGATGGTTTCTGGGATGACACTAGTGCAGGTCCTGCCGGTGGTGGTGTCATGGGTTCAGCATTCTTGATTGATCCTGGCATATTCACTTTCATGCCACAGGGTGATGGGTTTGGTAAGCCAGCGACAGGAATGTTGGCACCAAACACTGACTTCGCTGTTGATACTGACACAGGTAACGTTGGTACATTCACCTTTGCCGCTACGTCAAGGATTGGATTTGATAGTGGTGATGTACTGCACCAGCTTCAATCTGAGTCTGCTGGTGGTAACGGTGTTGCACTTGATGGTCTTGCACCTACATCGTTTGGTCTTGACAGTTACCTTCAGGTGACTGCTAAGGTTGGTGCCGGTGCACTCCAAGTCAAGACACAGCACTCACCTGACAACACTACATGGACCGATTTGTGTGTCCACACTGTCGTTACTACGGTTACTCATCAGGCAGAGTGGATTTCATCCTTTATAGCACTGCCATCTGGTTCGGTGTTCAGGTATACCAGAGCACTGTGGACACTGGCATCAGGGAGTGCCGTATTCTCGCTGGTGGGTACAAGGCTCTATAGGCCGCACTAACAAGAAAGGGTTAGGAACATGGCATTCAGTCATGGTAAGAATGCACTACTGTACTTCAGGATTACTGGTGACAGTAGTAAGGCTGTTCCCTCACGTAACCTTTCCAGTTACCTGACAAAGACTGGACTGGCACGTAAGGCTGATGTTGCTGAGGCATCTGTGCTAGGCACAAACGACAAGGTGTACATGAACGGTATGCGTGATGCCACAGTGTCACTTGATGGTTTCTTTGACCCCACTGTGGATGGCTGGCTGAACGGTGAGGTTGGTGGCACTGCACAAGCATTCCGTTACTTCCCGCAAGGAAGTGCTACAGGAAGGATTTACTACAGTGGATCAGCCATTCTGACTGACTACGCTGTTGATACTGACACAGGGAATGTCGGTTCAATTACAGGGTCACTCCAGACCACTGGTGCACTTACTAGGGCCGTGGCACCGTAACATGGCTACTGCCGCTGACAAAGCCAAGAGCAACGGTGAGCCTAGTGCTAGTGCAATCCTTACTGTAGAAGCGATCATTGCAGCAAAGGATTTGAAAGAGGAAGTGATTGAAGTCCCTGAGTGGGGTGGAAGTGTCAAGGTGCGGTCCTTCAGTAAGAAAGGACAGCAGGAAGTTAGAGAACTGGCAACCATCAATGATGAGATTGATCCTGAGCGGTTGGAAATGTTCATGTTCATTCATGGTGTGGTTGATCCTCCGTTCACTAATGACACTTATGAACTACTCAGGGACAAGAACGCTGGTGTCATTGATCGTGTCCTTCAACGGATTATGTCAATTAGTGGGATGGATCAGGAGGCACTAGCAAAAGCACAGGAGAAATTTCCTAACCAATCCTGAAGAAGCCTTTGAGTATTTACTGGCGCGTGATCTGTCAATGACACTGAACGAACTACGTATCAGAATGTCAACAACAGAGTACACACAGTGGATAGCCTTCTATCAGTATGAAGCAAAGCAGAAAGAAAAGGCACAGAAGGAACGGGAAAGACAGCGCCCTAGATGATTAGTACAGGTGACTGGCACAGAAATGTCATTACGAGTTTGATGATGCCTGAGTGTAGTCATGTGTATATCGAGATAGGCATTCTTAGGGGAGAATGTCTGGTAGAGGTTGCACCCTGGTGTGACACTGCTATAGGAGTGGACCCTAACCCTGTGTGCAAGTCCTATGTGCCTGATGGTGTGCAATTCTGGAATATGCCATCGGACCAGTTCTTTAGTGAGTACACTGAAGAACCAGCAGATGTGATCTTCATTGATGGTGACCACAGCGAAGAACAGGCTGCCAGGGATTTTATGAATGCAGTGAAGATACTTGCGCCACGGGGTGTCATTGCACTGCATGACACTTATCCTTGGCGTAGGCTTGGTGATGTACCTCAGACTCACCTGTGTGGTGATGTGTACAAGGTGGCTGCCGCAATCAAGGATTCAGGTTTCTACGGTGTGGTGACTATTCCTCGCTTCCCTGGTGTTACATTGGTGACTGTGAATGGCAACTGAAGCTGCATCTCTCTTTGTCACACTGACGGCTAAGTCAGATCAGTACACAAAGGCAATGGATGCTGCCAATACTCGCTTGAATGGTTTCACCAATAGCTCTGTCGCTAAGACAAAGACAATCTCTGACAACTTCAAGAAACAGAGCGACACTGTTCACTGGTGGTCTAGGGGTGTCAAGAAAGACACAGAGGATGCTACTAAGAGTTTGGAGAGTGCCTCACGTAGACAGGTGGCAGCCAACCGGCGAGTGCAGGAGTCATTCAAAGGTGCGGCCAGTGGACTGATTGCACTTTCCGCTGCTTACAAGGCTTATAGCTTTGTGAAGGGTGCAATACAGTCAACTTCTGACCTGACAGAGCAAACATGGAAGTTGCAGTCAATCACTCATCAGAGCACTAAGACTGCCAGCACATGGATAGAAACACTAAAGAGTTTGGGTATCTCTGCTGACAGTACCAGGATGGGATTCACTACTCTCCAACGTCAAATCTCTGCTGCTGAGACTGGCAATAAGAATGCTGGTAAAACGTTCAGGGGTCTTGGCATTGATATGGGTGAACTGAAGAAGGGTAACTTTGAAAAGACCCTTCTTGATGTGTCAGATTCACTCAGTCACATGACTGATAAGGCACAGGTAGCTGCTTCTGCACAGTTACTATTCGGTCGCAACACCACTGCACTCCTGCCACTGTTGACGGGTGGTAGAGATAAGGTGCTGGAAGCACTGAAAGGCACACAGAAGTTTGGTGACTATATAGGTGGTGACGCCTATGACAAGCTGAAGAAATTCAGGGAAGCACAGATTGACTTTGGCAGTGCAATGTCAGGTATAAAGATTGCCATTGGCACTGCACTGATACCAGTGCTGATACCAGTCATCAAGTACGTCAGCAATTTCATCAACCAGATGCGTACTGGTAAGGGTACAGGTGGTGATTTTGCTAATGCACTTCGTGACGTATTCAAGGAGATAAAAGCAGGTTTCGAGTGGGTGAAGAACCTGTTCGGTGGTATGAAGAATCTTCAGACTGCAATCAAGGCAGTGGTAATTGCGATACTCGCAATGGAGGCTGCCTCTGCTGTGCTGTTTGCAATCAATGCCGCCACTAATCCACTGTACTGGTTGTTCCTTGCACTGGCGGCAGCGGCCTATCTGATTATCAAGAACTGGAAAACTGTCGGTCCATTCCTTGCAAACCTGTGGACAAATATCAAGGCTGCTGCACAACCTGTCGTCCAGTGGCTGTCTAATGCTTGGACAAATGTAAGTCATGCACTCATAATTGCGTGGCAAGCAACACTCCCAGTGCTAGAGGCAATATGGAAAGCAATTGAGACTGGCGTTAGTGACTCCACTCAGTGGATAGTCAACGCATGGAACAATGTCAAGAACTTCCTTGTGCCTATCTTCTTGGCTATCGGCAAGGCATTTGCACCTGTCATTAGTGCCATCATCAAGGGTGTTGGTTCACTGTTGCCGACAATTCTGCCTTTCCTGAGTGCAATTGGCAATGCGTTCAAGTTCATGTTCAATGTCATCAAGGCGATTGTGCCACCGGCATTCAAGGTTATTACAACTGTACTTGCACCAGTTATTACACTCATCAAGCTCTTTGCTGGTGTCATTATCCCTCTAATTCCTAAGGCATTCCAGACTGTTTGGGATATGATAAAGGTCATACTGAAGGCTATCGGTGGCATTATCAGTGGATTCTTCCAAACAGTCAAGGGTGTCATAGAGGTATTTACTGGGATATTCACACTTGACTTCAGCAAGATGTGGAAGGGTATCAAGGATATATTCAGTGGTGCAGTGAAGGCACTACTTGCTGTACTGAATGGTGCATGGAACCTGTTCTATGATGCAGGTAAATTCATTGTCAATGCCATCGGCAGTGGCTTCAAAGCTGCATTCAACTTTGTTGAAGGTCTGATAGTAGGCTTCCTGAATAAGATTATTGATGTGCTAGACATTCTCCCGTTTGTGAATATCAAGCACATTGGCGGTGGCGGTGGCGGGAGTAAAAGTTCACAAGGCACAGGTCAGGTGACCACTCGTGCAGGCACTTATGCCACAGGTGGGAAGATCACTCAACCTGGTTACTTTGCCGGTGAAGAAGCACCTACTCACCCTGAGTACATTCTTGCTACCAATCCTAAGTACCGTAGTAGAAACCTTGGTCTGTGGGCACAAGCAGGCAGTGAACTGGGTGTACCTGGTTTTGCATCTGGTGGTGTTGTAGGTGAAGTAGAGTCATTCATGTCAGGTGCAGGATTCAACAAGATTGGCATTGCAGGAATGTTGGGTAATGCAATGCAGGAATCCACTATGAATCCTGACACACCTGGTGGCGGCATGTGGCAGCAAATCAGCAACTTTGGTAGTGGCACAGGTGGTTCACTGTTACACCAGATGCAAGTAATGTTGCCTCAAATTGCAGGACTTAGAGATGCGATGAATAATGCTGGTTCACCAGGTAGAGCCGCTGTCATATTTGAGCAAGGGTTTGAAAAGGCTGGCATACCTGCACTAGCAAATCGTGTCTCTGCTGCTGAGTCATTCTACGCTCAGCTTTCTGGTAAGGGTGGCGGTGGACTCTTTGGCTTCCTGGGTAAAGCAGCATCAGCACTAGCAGGTGTAGTAGGTGCCGGTGCAGGTGCACTCAAAGCAATGTTACCTAGTGCACCCAAACTGCCAGGAGTTTTCAGTGGACTAGGGTCATGGGTACTTGGCAAGGCAGGTAGCTGGCTAGAGAGCCAACTTGGATTTGGTGGCGGTGGTGGCGGTGGGCCAGGAGGCACTAGCACATTCCAGGGTCGGCCAGTTGCTAACTGGATTATTCCTGAACTGGAGTATGCACAGTTACACGGGTGGTCGGGTAGTATTACTAGTGGTTACAGGACACCCGCACACAGTGCGTCACTAGGATTCCCTGGTGATGAACATACCAAGACTTCTTATCCTGGTGGTGCAGTTGACTTTGGTGGAATGCAGGATGCTGCTGGATTTGCTAACCGTGCAGCATTCATGCGAGCCACTAGTGGTTACACAGGTCCAAGACTGCGATTACCAGTAGGTTTCAGGGATGATGGTCACATGAGTGGTACTGGTCACTTCAAG